ATAGATCATAGAAATGATTACGACCCTTAGGTGTGCCTATGAATAAGCAGCCTCCCTTTTGGTCAGCTAAGGCTGGTCTTAGTATCTCTTCAAACACCTCAGCTTTCATGTCTGCGTACTCGTCCAGAACTAGAAACTTAAGACTTACGCCTCGCATAGTGTCTGGTCTGTCTGCACCCTTAAGGCTAATGGTGGAACCATTGATTAGGGTTATCTGCATATTGTTTATGTGTGAACTTCGTATGACAGGAGCACCTAGCTCTACCAGTAGTTTCCACATAATGTCTCTAGCCTGACCTTGTGTAGGCGCTACGTAGAACACGTGTGAGTTAGGTAAGTTAGCCTGTAGGCCGTTGACAATCAACAACCAAGCAGCTAGGCGTGACTTACCACACCTTCGACCTGCTGCAACTACTCGGAATCTAGTTTGGTCTGCCCATACTTTCTTTTGCCACTCAAGTAGTTCAATCTGTAAGTCACTCATACTACAGTGTACTCCCCTTCTTGAGCATCCTGATCATCAGGAGACTGAGGAGAACTTATGTCAGTTTGACCTACACCAGTTATATTGATCTGTATGGCTGACTTGCCTCCACCCTTAATGATTTCCTTCTCAAAGGCTGCTATGGGAGCTACACGATCCATGACAAGCTTCCACGCTGACGCTTGGTTCTTGTGGTCATGGTCTAAGGCTGCATCAAAGATAGCGTCCAACACTTTAGCTGACTTAGGTGACGCAAGCATCCTAGCTTTGTACTCGTTGATAATCGTAGCGTCACCTTTAGGCCGACCAATAATCCCCTTAGGTTTCTTTAGTAATGCTTTAGGTGGCCTACCTTTGCGTTTAGCAACTACAGGTTCTTTTGGTGTTGACAAATCAATTACCTCTTTGTTGAGATTGAGTGTACTTAAGTATACTTAAGAATCTTAAAGCTATTCTTTAATTTATAAACAAAGAAATAACTAAAAGGTTCTTAAGTATACTTAAGACTCTTTAATCTATTCTTTAATTACAAACAAAGTAATAAATAAAAGAATCTTAAGAAGCTTTATAACATAAGTATATTATAACATATTTAGAGCAGAAAGTCAATCTATTTCTCATGTTTCTTTTGTAAACATATGTTTCCTTTAGTGTGCACATGATAATGAGAGTCATTCCCATGTATACCAATGAGTTACCTGTGTTTTCTTTTGTAATCTTTTATTGACTTTTGTGTCATAAGCAGAATGACTCTTTTGTAAACTTAGGTGCCTACCACACATTAGCAGCATCGGGCCAGCCCCCCCGCCCCCACAAGTTATCCACAGGTTATCCACAGGTTATCCCCAAAGTTATCCACAGGCCCCAAGTCCTTGAGTTATCCACAGGTTATCCACAGGCTACCTAAGGACTTGAGTTATCCACAGGTAACACACAGAGATATCCACAGGCACTTGAGTTACCATAAGTAACTTAGGTATGCAATAGCGTGACTATTGTGCCTTATGTAGTCACAGGTTGACAAATGTATGCCTATGTGGGTGCCTATGGAGACACTTGACACCCAAGCAAACCTGTGAGTCTGTGGATAACTCTGTGCATAAGTACCATAACTTATCCACAGGCCTGTAAAGGCGTCTAAATGCTCGCCTAAGGCGTGTCTAGGATTATTCGATACTTACATTGGATAATGTTTTTACGTTGATTCTAGGATATTGGCACGATACTTGCCTTATGCAATACTTGTGCCAGCTATTGTATCGCCTATCTATTGGCGTGTGCGCGTGAATAGCACACATTGGGGTATTGTGTCAAATTTATTTATTATGTGACTGGTTAGTTCTGTCTATTGTGAGTTTTTAAGTTGCGAGTACACTTAACCCAACAACAACGAAACAGCAGCACAATAGTCAAAATATTGACACTAACCTAAAGGGTAACACAATGACTAACTACACCACAGACGCACAAATCGACGCACAAGGCCTCAAGCATGAGGAATGGCTAGAGGCTAGCCTGAGTGCACAAAGGCATATGTTTAACACTGCTAGAGATGAAGGCGTGGCCATAATGGCTTGGAAGGATACAGAATTTCACGATGAACATCATTACGTAATCATGGCACAAAACCACAAGCTTGAGTTTGTAACTTGGGTATGGGCTAATGGTGGCTTTCATTGTGGTCATTACTATAACGATAATGAGATGGCCGCGTGGTCTGACTATAAGGTGCGCACGTAATGATTATGACAAATAAAGAGCGTTCCGACTTCATAAAAGCTTGTAAGCAAGAGGTCAAATCGGCTGTTGTCGAATCTATGTCAGTAAAAGAAAAGAAAGAGTTTGATAGATTTTGTCATGCTCAGGAATATTTTAAAAACAATCCAAAGGGGCGCACGTAATGAAAGACTGTTTAACACTATTAACGGGCATTGTATTAGCTGGTGCTATGCAAGCATCATTATTTTACTACTTATGGGCGATAGCATAATGACTGCATATAAACTAACTATCCACACATTAGGAACCAATGAAGTCGCTTTTACTAGAATATACGAGACACTTGAGGAATCCTTAAAAATACTCAACCAATTTAAAGAAGCGGGTATTACAGGTACAATAATGGATTGTATGAATTTTGAAATGGTAACTATAGATTAATAGTTGTATTGTCAGATAGGCTCGGTTAAAATCAGGCCTATCGAATAACGCAAGTATTAACAATAACAAGTGAGGTTACACCATGTTACTAGGAACTAATAAGATCAAGGTTAAAACCAAGGCACCTAAATCAAGGGGATACATTATGTATCAAGGCCCTTCTATGCTTACTGGTGCTGAAATTGTAGTCATTGCCACCATGCAAACCACCAATGACAAGACGGGCGACATGGTACAAACTTGGATACTAGACGCCAATACTAACCCCGTAGAAGCTATTAAAACTGGTGATGATATTAATGTGTGCGGTCATTGCCCCCATAGAGGCACAACATGTTATGTAAATGTAGGTCAAGCGCCTAATGCCGTATATAAGGGCTTTAAGCGGGGTATATACCCAAAGTTTGACATGGCTTTACATGGCTTACACTTTGCCCATAGAAAGATACGCTTAGGCGCTTATGGCGACCCTGCGGCCGCACCTTATGAAACTATGGCCTTAATTGCTGGCCTAGGCCTAGGGCATACAGGATACACGCACCAGATAGCTCATAAGGGCTTTGACAAGCGTTTTATTGATCTATGCATGGTATCAGCAGATACGCCTAAACAAGCACGTAAATACCAAGCCATGGGCGCTCATACTTTTAGAGTGGCATTAGAAGGTGATAGCCTAGACCATGACGAAATTGAGTGCCTAGCAGATAGTGAGGGCCTACAATGCGTAGACTGTGGCCTATGTGACGGAACAAAAAAGAATGTTGCCATAACTGTACATGGCAGTGGCGCAAGTAAATTTAAATCATCTATGGTTATCCCTAGCACTATGGTGGCATAAGATGTATCTAATCAATGATTTACTACTAATAGGCGTTATTCTTATGGCGCCCGTGGTTCTCAGTTATATAATGTATAAACTAATAAATAGGTAACAAAATGTTAAATCAAGAATTGATTGAAATACACTTAAACAATAATGATTTAAACCTAGGCAATTTAGCGTCAATAGCTAAAATATCTGTAAATGAAGCAAGGGTTATCTTTGAGCATCATTACAACAACAATGATTTCTTAGAATATCCATACTATCAACTTGAAAAAAAAACCATTTGCGAAGAGGTAACACAATGAGAGACCACACACACAAGAGCCTACAGGCGTCCTATCAGGTGCTTAAACAAGAAAGGCAAGCTAGACTAGTGGGTCAGGCCTTAAGCTTGTCAGGGGCGCTTATAGGCGTATTCTGTATCATATTTGCGACCCACGTGGCGCTAAACTAATAATAACTAATGGATAGGTGACACAATGAATGTATCAATATATAGGAATTTACATAATGGCCTTATAAGCATTAAAAGCGCCTCTAGTGGCCTTGTGTTAGGCCATGCGCAAAGTGTGGATATAGCATGGGCAGACTTTGTTGTACACGAGGCGGGACGCCAAAGAGTGCTTAGGGATAAACAAAAGAACGTGCATGCCTACGTTAAAGGATTGCTGTTGAATACTAGTGGTTTTAAGCCTTACAAGGGGCGCTCTATAGGTCCAGTTTATGGCGCTTTAGACACTATACACAAGGCCACAGTAGTCTCGTATAACCCATACAAGGCGCCTCACTTTGTCATAAAAGGCACAAATGACAAGGTAAGCAAGGCCAGCTTGTGCACTGTCTCGCATGATGGTATTATAGCTGGATTCGGTATCGAATAACCATAAATAAGAGGAGGCCTAAGGCCATGAGTGAACAAAAATACGTCAGTAGATTAATACTAAAGCCCGATTTGCAAGTAATGCTTAGGGCACTACGTAAACATCCCGCCATGACAGTAACTAAAATAGCAGGCGGCTATACAGTCACAGACGATGTAGACAATATAGCTTTACAAGCCATGATAGGCACTAGAGCCTATTTGGTACGATTCAATAAAGGCTGGTTTGCCAATATATAACTAAGGGGGCCTAAGGCCATGAGTAAGAATAAATTAAGTAACGAAGCAATAGAGCTATACAACAGCCTACTAGATTTATCGTGGGCTGAACCTTACATTGTTATAGATAACATCCAAGCAGTCACAGGCCTAGGACGCTCTAAATTGCTCCCTATGCTTGCCGAGCTAATAGGGGCAGGTAAGGTATTACATGGAAACGAAGAGGCCTTAGGCGTAGTTTTAGAGACATACACGCCTAAGATCAAAGGGGTGGCGTATGGCTTTGCAATCGACTACTTCAAAAATTACGATGAGTATAAGCAAAATAAGCTTGACATTAATTAAATAAACAGATTAAAATACAACTAGCAATAATGCTAATAAAATATAAGAGAGTAAAATATTATGAAAACAATTACACGTACCCGTAAAATTAAGAATCGTTTTGGCCTTACTAATGGCACTTGTTTTGTCGGCCTACATTTTGCCAAAGTAAGCGTATACGTAGGCAAGCCAGTAAAGCGCCTAAAGTCGCCTCTAAAGTCTATTAAGGACGTACAAGGCCTAGAGACTGTTACAGTTAGTGGAGGTGCTTAAAATGAAGTGCAAAGCTTGTGACACGCAGTTTTTAAACGATTATGAATTAAGCAGAAAAGAGCCAGATACAGGGGAATTTTTAGATTTATGTGGAAAGTGCTATACAACTAGCACCCATGCCATGTATAATATAAGCCTAGACATTGATATGAACATAAACGAAGTTAAAGGGGATAGCCCATGGCTAACAACAGTACAATAAACATTGAGATAGACGTATTAAGTGTAGACACTATGCTTGAGGTAGAGGTTCAATGGCATATGAGCGAAGCTAACGAGCTTACTATTGACGATTTTCATGGTTATCATTTTGACAAAAAAACGGGTGAGTATGACCGCATACCGCCTTGGTTACATAAGATCATTGAGACTACTTTTTTATTGGAAGAAGAGTATTTACAGGAAATAGAGGAGGCCGCAGAAGAATGCTATGAATAAATGAAAATAAAGTTTGACAGGCTCTTTGTTCTTTGGTATAATAATACTTAAGAACAAAGAAAACCTTTAGTTAATTCATTAATTATTAATTAAAGAATAACTTAAGTAGTTCTTAAGTAGGCCAATGATGGTCAAAACACTAAACCCGAAAGGATAATTTATATGTCAGTAATTCAAGGCAGTGCAGCGTTTATCAATTTGTCAGAGCATGAGCTTTACCAAGGTCAATCAACTGGTAAGTATTCATTAACAGTCACCTTAGATGATAAGTCTATTGAGCAGCTAGAGGCGCAGGGTGTCAAAATGCGTGAGTATGAGGGTCAGAAACAACGCAAGTTTGCTAGTAAGTTTAACGTACCCTTATACGAGGCCGATGGTGATGAGTTTATGGGTCAGGTTACCCGTGGTTCATTGGTTCGGGTACAGTACAGCCTAGGTGATGAGCATCCCGTCCATGGCTTTACACCTTACTTAGATAAAGTCAAGGTATTGGAGCTTGCATCAGGAAACACAGACGAGGACTTCTAAGGCCTCTTAAGTTAACCCCTAGCCCTACTATTCCCCAGTAGAGCTAGGCACCTTACAACGCACTACAGGAGCTTACAGAGCTATATGAAATATGAGAGAATAGAAAGTACCTTTGTTAAGCATGGGCCATGTGGTTCTTGTGGTTCGTCCGATGGGGTAGCAATATACTCCGATAACCACAAGGTATGTTTTGTATGTAACGCATATACACATGGAGACTCAAGCGCCTCAAGCATATTAAGTAAACCTAAGACAAGGCCATTAGAAATGACAGGCACTATTACAGCAATACAGGATAGACGCATAAGCATGGAAACGTGCAAACAATATGGCGTCACCACAGAATCTAAGGATGGTAGCATTAGTAAGCACCATTACCCATACCACAGTCAGGAGGGCACCACAGTAGTAGGCACTAAGGTACGTAATGTAGCGACCAAGGATTTTTATGCCACAGGCGACTTAGGTACAGCAGGTTTATTTGGTCAACAAGCATTTGCCTCAGGTGGTAAATACATAACCATTACAGAGGGTGAGATTGACGCTATGGCAGCGTATGAAATGAATGGAGGCTTTCCAGCCGTATCTATTCGATCAGGTGCCAACAGCGCAGTTAAGGACATTAAGGCCAGCCTAGAGTACCTAGAGACATTTGATAATGTGGTCATATGCTTTGACAATGATGAGGCAGGTATTAAGGCTGCTAATGATGTATTGCCACTATTCTCGCCTCGTAAGGCTAAGGTGTGTACTTTGCCCCTTAAGGACGCTGGCGATATGCTCAAGGCCAATAAGGTACGTGAGTTTACTAAATGCTTTTGGGACGCTAAGGCCTTTAAGCCTGAGGGTGTCGTAAGCCTAGGTGACTCTGACGTATGGGATAAGTTCCTCAAGCGTGGTACGGAAGAAGTGACGCCACTACCTGCAAGCTTTGGCAGTCTTAACGCCATGATGAATGGTGGCATAGCAGCAGGTGAGGTGACTGTCATAGGCGCCCTAACGTCAATAGGTAAGACCACTATGGTCTACAATCTAGTGCATGGTATGTACACAGAAAGCGCCAAGAAGATTGGTTGTGTGTTCTTAGAGGCTGACGTAGGTGAGACAGTAGAGAAGTTACTGTCAGTCTACATGGGCACTAACATTGCCGATGTTCCTAATGAGAGTAGAGACTACAACCTGTACCATGAGAAGTACGATGAAATGGCACAGTCTGATAAGCTACACATATTAGATCACCAAGGTGCTTTAGAGGCTGACGAGTTATTCGCTAAGATGCAATACTTGGTCAAAGGTTTAGACTGTGATGTGATCATACTAGACCCATTACAGGCCGCAGTGACTAGCAATGAGAATGGCACTATAGATGCTTTCATGGATAAGTGCCTCAAGCTTGCCAAGAATACAGGTGTTAGTATTATCATTGTTAGCCATATGCGTAAGCCACACGCTAAGGACGCCCATGACGTAGGCGAGTATGACTTGAAGGGCAGCGGTTCAATCAACCAGATTGCTTTCAATACCATACTCCTGTCGAGGGACAAAATGACGGACGATGATTATGCACGTAACTGTACTCAGGTGCAACTGGTTAAGTGTAGACGTACAGGACGTACAGGGGTAGCTGGCTGGCTCTTTTATGAGAGTAATACAAGTCGCTTAGTCGCTACTCAGGCACCTGATATTAAAGCAGCTAACGCACATGACGACTTTTGATATGGAGAATAACAATGAAGATGCATAAAATGTTTGAGTGTGAGGGCTACACTTTCAAGTGGGCAGGTGGTTGTACTATTAATGTGTACTGGGATGGTATTGAGGGTGATAATAAGGTAGACGCCATAGAGTTCTATCACACTTATACTGATAAAGAGGTAGCTATTTTATGTCTTAATTGGTTAGAAGAGAATGGTACTATAGAAGATGTAGAAGCTTATATTATATGATTACTTCAATCGTATTGTGTATGGCTTTAAACATATACCATGAGGCCAGAGGTGAACCATTAGCAGGGCAGATAGCAGTAGGTCACAGCGTACTCAATAGAGTGTTAGACAAGCGTTATCCTAATGATGTGTGTGGCGTAGTTAAGCAAGCTAAGTACAATGAGTGGGATAAGGTCAACCCTATCAGGAACCAGTGCCAATATAGCTGGTGGTGTGATGGTTTAGATGATACGCCTTATGCTGACAAGGCAATGCTTGAGTCTACTATACTTGCACAATATCTGTTATCTGGTAAGTCTATTGACATTACCGAAGGTGCAACGCACTACCATGCTGACTATGTTAACCCGTACTGGGCAGATCATATGACAGTCGTAGTTAAGATTGGCTCACACATTTATTACAGGTAACACAATGACTAGATTAATGTTTGACATAGAGACTAATGGGCTTGCGCCTACAAAGGTCTGGTGTATTGTCACTAAGGATATTGATACTGGTTCAGTGGTCACTTACGTAGAGGGCCAATGGTCACAGTTC